GAGGAGGCAAGAATGGTGCGCCAGAAGATTGCAGACGCATATCCCGGTGAGAACATTATAACCGTCGGATAGGATCAGGGGCGGGAGAGGCCCTACCCTCTCCCGTTGATCCCCTGAACTGAATAATTATAACTTATAGGTAGGGATATGGCTTTTACGCAGGGTACTTTTTCACCAGTTTCATCTCATGGTAATAGCGACAGTCCTAACACCTGGACTTATCGCACTACCGATCTTAAGTCTGAAGTATCCGCTTTTGATTACTTTGCAGATAAGACCCACTCATTAAATGATGGTGATACTTTAATCGCTAACGCCTCAGATGGTCAATTAATTGGCGCGTTTACTGCTGAGGGTGACGGGTTTGCGGTACAGCCTTTAATCGGTGGCGGGTCTATAGCAGGTAATGAGGTGCTTATTACTAAGGTTGAAGACTTCGAGAACTTCGATGATGACAAGGTGACTTTAACCCCTGGGCGCTCTTACAAGATATTAGGTGAGGTCGATATTGGAACAAGGTGCATTACTTACTCAGTATCAGTGGTTCTTTTTAGTAATGGCACTAAAGACAATAAGCTAATCTCATCTTGCCCTACAGCAATGATCACTGGTGATGGCTATTTTAGCCTCAGGCATTTGGGCCTAGTCGCTACTGTAGGCCCTATCTACGATGTAACCTGTACGGCTCCCGCCATATTCAACTTTCAGAGCTTTACACATGCGGGTGATATGGGGCAGATAACAGGCTTTCCTAATAGCGTTATGTTTTCTAGGCTTGGGTCTTTTGATACTGCTATTAGTCCGCTAATGCTTGCCGGTTCATGGACTCGGCTAGAGTTTGATGATGTGTTTCCGGTAGCTGCAACAATAGGCGCAGGAGAAACCTTTATAGACTTTGATTCCGCATTAGTCATATCGGAGCGCGTTCTAATATCTAGGGGTTACGCGATCATTGATGCAGGCGGCATTGGCTATAATTTCGGCGGAATATCAGGCATAGGCAACGAATCGATCCAGATAAATGATAATAACTTTGCCGGCGATGGTGATCCCGTATCTGGCATTACTGGTGATGATAACCAGGTTTACTTTAATGGCAATGTAGGTCTAACAGACACAGTGCCTAATGGAATATGGGAGATAGTGGAGAATGTCACGCCGACTGTCATCAATACAATAGGTGTTTCTGAGGTTATTACCGCCACAGTTGTCGAGGTTAGCCTACAGCGGTTTGATTTGGAGACGACACAAAACAAACTTACATCCACTGGTGCAAGAGTGAGGGCTTATAATGTTGCAGGGGCTTTTGTTCTTGAGACATCCGCATCTAATCAAAGGATTGGTGCGGTAGTTAGGCTAAATGGCGTTAATACCTCAATAGGATTTACTACAACCACATCAGGCGCAGCCGGCTCAAGGATTGAAAATCTTAGTATTAATGGCATCCTTTCAGTAGCTCCAAGCGACTTTATCGAGGTTGCCGTGGTTAATTTCACCAGCACAGATAACATAACAGTATTAGATGCTGAGTTTCAGTTAGTGTCTCTTAACTCGTAAGTTTGCACCAAATGTATAACCGTATATAATACATACATCCTACCGATAACCTCCAGGGGCCGGTGTCACGGATAATTATTAAGTTAATTACAGTGACGCGCCCCAATTTGGTCAAGCGCTAACTGAAACGGCATTTGTTCAAATCATTCTGGAGGGACTACCATGTCCAAGAATCTAACGAATAGTGCTGTCATTGAATTTGACAGCGAAGTTAAACATGAATACCAAGGCATGAAGACGTTGCGCGATTGCGTATCTGTACGTACTAATGTTACTGGTGTTTCCTATCAATTCGCTCGTATGGGTAAAGGTCTAGCAAACCAGAAAGCCACGCAAGCCGATGTTACACCGATGGATATTGACCACGCTCGTCAGACCGCGACCATGCAAAACTGGAACGCGCCTGAGTACACCGATATCTTCGACCAAGCCGAAGTTAATTTCGATGAGAAGACTGAGCTAGCTAAAGCCATTGCTAAAGCGATTGGCCGCCGTGAAGATCAGATTATCATCGATACTGTTGCAGGCATTACTTACGCCACCACTAACGATGGCGATGCTGATACTGGCTTTAGTAATACTGTTGCTACCAACTTCACTCTTGATACCATCCGCACCGCTAAGGCGCATCACGATGATATCGAAGCTGAATCTGAAGGCCGCTTTATTTGTGTTCGAGCTGCTGCATTACAGAAGCTATTGGAAGATAGCACTGTTACTAGCACCGACTTCAACACTGTACGCGCCTTGGTTAATGGTGAGCTAAACACGTTCATGGGCTTTGAGTTTAAAGTCATTGGATCGCGCACTGAGGGTGGATTGCCCGGTGTCGCTGCTGCTCGTGAAGCCTTTACTTGGCAGAAGACAGCTGTTGGTCTTGCTATTGTTATTGACCTCAAAACCACTAGCGATTGGGTTGCTCAAAAGACCTCATGGCTAGCTAACGGTATGTATAAAGCCGGTGCTGTTGCTCGTGAGCCTCAAGGCATCACCCGTATCATCTATGACGAAACTGCATAAGGGGGTCTATCATGGCTTTTTCTCCAAGTACTTTTCTACCACTATCAGCACAAGCTAACTCCAATGCTTCACGGGCGTTTGCGTATAACACTGGCGACAACACAGCGACTGTAGGCGGAGCTAATTACTTCGATGCAGCTGCTGATCCTGCTGGTGGCTTAGGTCTAAAGACTGACGACTATATTTTCTGTACTCAAAGCGATGGCACTGATGTATATCAGGTGTCTGTCTCTGCGGGTGTAGTTACATTAGCGTTATCTGTAGCCTTTAGCTAAAGATCCACTGCTGACTTATCGTTAGTTACCTCACCCTTAACGGGGTGGGGCTTTTTTACAAGAGGAAGACCAATGGCAACCGACATTGATATATCAAGTAATGCGTTGCAAATGATTGGCGCTACCTCTATTAGCTCCTTCACTGATCCTGGTGCGGGTGCTGCCGTAGCTGCTGCGTTGTATGAGCCATTGCTAGAGGCCATGCTGACCACTAACTACTGGCGTTTTACTATTAAGCAGCAACAGCTTAACCGGCTATCTGCTGCCCCTTTGAATGGCTTTCAGTATGCCTTTCAGATACCCACTGACTCACTGAAGATTGAACGGGTCGATCCTCGTTCTCCTTATAATATCTTTGAGGATAAGCTGTACTCTAATCAAACAGCTATTGAGGTGGATTATGTTTATCGCCCACCTACTTCAGCCTTTCCGTCTTATTTCGTTATAGCGCTCACTTACCTGCTGGCTAGTGAGTTCTCGCTGTCTGTGACTGATGACCCGCAGAAGAATGCTATGTACGCACAAAAGCATCTAGCAGCCTTAGCTTCTGCCTTTGCAGCCGATGCCCAGCAATACCCACAAACCCCAATACAGGATCAGCCATTTACTGATGTTCGCAATGGCGGGAGCTTCTTTTAATGGCGAAGATTTGGAGTCCTATTAGCTCATTTAACCGGGGGCAGCTCGATCCTAGGCTAGCGGGCCGTAAAGACTTGCAGGCTTATTATGCTGGTATGAAGGTCGGCCAGAATATAACCACTTTAGTCCAAGGTGGTGTTAGGCGTAGAAATGGCACTAAGTTTTTGGAGGATAGTACCGACGGTAGGATTTTTAACTTCTCCTTTTCTACTGAAGTTAATTATTGCTTATTGTTTACCGCCTTGCAGATTGAAGTTTTTAAGAACGGCAATTCCGTTGCGACTATTGTGACGCCCTATACGCTATCCCAAGTGAAAGAACTGGATTACATTCAGAGCGCTGATACGGCGCTGTTATTCCATAGTGATGTAGCTCCAATGTCGCTATCTAGGGCTAGTGATTTCGCCTGGACGCTGAGCACTATTAGTTTCTCCAATATCCCTCAATTCGATTTTAACGATCTCTCAAGTCCCACGCCTACATCGGAAGTACAGCAGGCCACTTTTACCAATACCAGCGAGGGCGATACCTACAAAATATCCCTAGAGGGTATATTGAGCGATCAAGTTGCCTTTGCTGGTGACGATGCAACCAACGAAGAGAATATTCGGATAGCGCTAACCGACCTATTTAACACTGGTGGTGAGGGGTCAATTGCTGTTAGCGCGGTATCAACATTTGTTTTTGATGTTACGTTTTCAGGCGATAGCGCTAAAGACTGGGATTTAATGACGTTTGTACCAGTATTGCCTCAAGCAACAAGCTTTGAGGTCAATGTCACCGAAACCACACCGGGCGTGTCTAGGGCCGAGGATGTTTGGTCAGCCACTAGAGGTTGGCCGCAGGTTGCTACTTTCCACGAAGCTAGATTGTGGCTAGGTGGAACTACTGGCAGGCCCTCAACTATCTGGGGTTCAAAAGTTAATCAGTTTTTTGATTTTGGTGCAGGCAAGGCCCGCGATGATGAGGGTATTGATGTAAGCCTTGATACCGATCAAGTAAACGCCGTCACCGGGATATTCAGTAATCGCACTTTGCAGATTTTCACCTCTGGTGGTGAGTTCTCGGTTAATACTTCGCCAATCACACCTGAAAATATCGCCGTATCCCCACAAACTAACTTTGGCACTAAAAAGGTGCGCCCAATCACTATTGATGGTAATACGCTTTATATTCAGCGCACAGGTAAAGCGGTTCGCAATTTCTTCTTTGTTGATGCGGGAAAGTCTTATGTG